AGTCGCTCGTTGTCATTCATAGATCCAAGCATACCTGTGGCAGCAGCAGTAATGTGGTCAAGCACAATAACTTCTACACCCAAGGATACAGCCATGAACTCCAAGCGTTGCACAAGATTCTCTACACCGTTGTTACCAAGGTGGTCATAGATGTAGAAGCCAGTCTTGCTAAGTTTACCCAAGGCATCATGATACTCTGCATCATTGAATGTGTCAATCTCGTTTGTAGGCAACACACTCTGACCTTCTGATTCCATAAGCTTGTGCATCAAGCGTTCTGCACGGATAGACCGAACAGGTTTGTTAATGATCAAAGAGATAATATCTTCGATAGTTTCTTTGGGTGATTCTTCTAGCATGATAGCACCGCACTTGCGTCCTCGTTTGAGATGATCCCAAATGATTTCACGAATGATGGTAGACTTACCTGAGCCAGTACCCGATGTCCAGAGAGTAATCTCTCCTGATCGTTGACCAATCAAGAACTTGTTCATGTTACCCCAAGGGTAAGAGAACACACTCTGTTCTGTATCTTCATTAAGATTAATATTAGAGATGTGCAAGATCTCGTCCGGGCTGTAGTGCTGTGCATTCCACATAGCATTCATCACCTCTTTGCCTTTACCTGCCAGCAAACAATCATTAGGATCGTTGAACGGCAGGTTAGCAATCTTGCATTTACCCGGAGGCAATGCCTCGGCAACCTTCTTGGCTGCATCTCGTCCCGGTTCATCTTCATCAAACATCAAGATAACTTCGTCGTATGAGTTAACAAACTCTAAGTTATCTTTGATAGACTTCAATGCACCTTGTGCTCCCGTTGGTAGTGAGACTACAGGCCAGCCACCATTAAGTTGGTAGACAGTCATCGCATCGACTTCACCCTCGGTAATGACAAGTTTCTTGCCACCCTTGGATTGCCACAGCCATTGTCCATACAGCGGGAGTTTGTGAGCTTTGCCCACCCATTTGAATTGCTTATCAGGACCACGCAACTTCTGAGCAACAAGCTCTCCGTCACTGTAGTAGTTAGCAATTTCTACTTCTTGCCCATTCATGTTAGAAGATTGATAGTCAAACTTTCTAGTAGCATCTTGATTGATACCACGATGAGAAAGAACTTGACAGGTACCTTTGTATGGTTTCCAATCTTCATCATAAACAGGTTCTGGTTTCATATCATTCATGGGTTTATCTCCTTCCCAATATCCACATGCGAAACAATACTTGTGACCATCATCATAGACCGCAAGGTTGTCTCCTTTTGTATCACGACCCTGCCCCCTACATTGAGGACAGGGTTCGTGATGAGTACAAACACTCATACTTATTCCTTTCTATTTCTCCTACCAAAACCGGCAAGCCCAAGCATAGCAAGAGCACCGGGGGCAGGAATAGCATTCCCTGCAAACTGAGTACCAATGGTTGTGAAAAAATCATAGGAACCCTCTTCTGCATTGAAGAGAACTGCCTGCTGATATTCCCACCCGTAAGCTTCATCAGTAGTATAACTGTAGCTAACGGTTTCACCGGGGTTTACTTCCACATTCCAAGTGATCGTGTCATCAATAACAAGATCAAAGATGGCAATGTCAGACGTTGCATCATTAGAGAACGTGTAAACAAACAGCTCTGAGTTTGCTTCTTCATCTAAGAAGTAAGAAGCGACAAAGCTACCCGTCCATTGATAATCTTCTGACACATCACCCACATAGGTCTGCTCAGTATAGTCTGGTCCCGCAAGACCAGCCAACAATAATTCTAATAACATATGTTATCTCCTAAAATAAATGTGCCACCCGACCGACTGGGTGACACATAACGCTCTTGGCAAGACTCGAACTTGCAACCTACTGCTTAGAAGGCAGTTGCTCTATCCAATTGAGCTACAAAAGCAAATAGCTCCACCGGGATTCGAACCCGGACTGGATGGATTTTAAGTCCACTGCCTCTGCCGTTGGGCTATGGAGCCTGCGGTTAGTTGTCCCGCTTGTGCTCTGCCCATGCGACAAAGACTTGTTCGACACATGCAATCGTTGGCATGGCGAACTGTCTGTTGATCCAATTACCATTGTGATCTTGTCCATCAATCTTTACAAGATAACCATTGGCAATCTTATTAATATAAAAATCATTATCAACAGTATCAAAGAAGCTAAGATACATAGCCGCTTGATCTACACAATCTTCTGGGCTACACCCAGTTGTTCTACATTCATCACTCATTGGGTTTCTCCTTGTTAATTCCCAAAACAAAATATCCATTTGCATCTTCTGCCCACTGCTTCGTAGCATATAGTTTAATTACTTGTGAGTCATCATCCCATAGTCTACCATTCATGACATCAAAGATAGCCTTTACAAAATTATCAATGTCCGCCTTTGGTGCATCTAACTTAGTAGTCTTAGGTCTGCCAATAAACAGTTCAAGATCTACAGTCAAAGGACCAGACAGCGGCTCCCATTCTCCCAACACATTGTCTACAATCTCCGCTGCTTCGCGTCGAAAGTTCTTGTAGGGTCCGGCAAAGTAGGCCCCGTGCTTTGACACACGGGGTCTACTAGCCGCAACAGGACTAATGGGAAAGGACCACTCCATTAGAACGGGGTGTCTTCAGTCTCAACTTCAGGAGCCGTGGCTTCAGAGCCATCGAATCCTTCGGTCTTAGCAAAGCCGCTGCTCTGCTGTTGTTCACCCTTCTCAATGATCTGAACACCATTCAAGAAGAATGATACAGAGCCATCTCGCTTGAGAAGCATAGGCTTAAGACGGAGCCGAACCTTGTCGCCACCGAAAGGCACAGCCTCGGTAGGCTTAGTGTTAGCATCAACACACGGGTAGGTGTCTTTCTTCTCTCCGCCATTCTCTGGTGGGTTAGTAAAGATGGTGGACTTGACCTTAAGGACTTGAACACCTTCGTTCTCATACATACCATTGATCTTCTTACCACCAAGGGCAGTTTGAATCTCACTGAGCTGCGTCTGAAGCTGATCGTCAACGACGACGCTTACATTGTGGTTGCCGGGGGCACCAAACTTATCGTCAGGACGATGCAGATGTGACCATTTCACATCTAGAGTGTGAGTGTTAAACACTTTAGTAGGATCATTCATATGATTACCTCAATTCTTTCTGCCAGCCTTACGCTGACCATACTTGTTCTTATGTTGCCGACGAGTTCTTCCCGCCTTCTTCATACGGGCAACAGTACTATCATCAATTGTCTTCTTTGCCATTTAATTTCTCCATGGCTTCATTGAATTCTTGTTCGGATATTTTACCAAAAGCGAGCTTCCAACGCAAGTCTTCTTCAGCATAAGAAATATTTTTATTTCGTGGTGCTGACCCTTTGCCATTCTGCTCATTCATATTAGTAGGATACCACTTGTTTTTATTTTTTCTACCAAATTTTACATCGCGGTCTTTATAACTACGACTATTATTCTTGAACCACTTCTCTCTTAAGTCATCACGCAATGCCATTGTATGGTTCCCAGTATGCATACTTACCATCCAATACAATACCACAACCCAAGATAGGCTTAGCATTGTATCGGCGTGCATAGTACATAGCCAGTTGATCGTGGTCTACACCACAACCTACGTTCATACCAAAGACTCTGCCGCCTTCATTACGGTAGTAATTAACACCAGCTAATGAGTGTGTATGACCTTGTACATAAGAGTTAAAGTTGTCCATAGCATTATTTAATGCCGCATACTTCCCACCACGACCGCTATCGCCATGCCGATATAGCACACCATCCACAGATACAGTAGCATATCTTGGCCTCCAATCCCATCCCGGAGTTTTCCAAAGATAGTTGTAGTCGACCAAGCATTCTTCTGGTAAGCCAACGGTAGTCATTTGTCTCCGGGGTAGGTCATCATGATTGCCTGTCATGACAGTAGCCTTAGGAAATAACTTGTACAACATTTGCACTTGATCCAGAGCTTTCTGGTATTCCAAGGCTGGACTGTCAAAGCCCGGCATCTTCTCGTGATAAGAGATGCTAGCCCAGTCAACGACATCACCGATATGTACCACGGTATCTGTCTCCCACTGTTCAGCCATCTCTTCTAGGAAGTTTGGATACCCAAGATCCATTGCTGGACAGTGGGTATCACCTATTACGAGTACTCTTGCCATTTCTAAATCTCCGTTTGTAGTCATCCTTCCATTGATCAACATGGGAAGGTAGATCTACCATTCTTTCCGAGCCCTCAATATACTCAGCTGAAATGAACTGACCTTTCTCGTCAGCAATATGCTTGTACTTACAAGCTTCAGCACGACGCGGTGCATACAGGTCAACAAGACCTTCAAGATGCAACTGCTGCAGAGCATTGAGCTCATCTTTATTATACTCCTTCACTTCGAGAACGTCAAACCATTCTCCTTTGTGAAAGAACTTAGCGGCAGGCTTACTCTTCGCCTGCTCCATCGCTTTCTTCTTCATCAGTATCCTCCTCTACAGGGAACATTACGTTCAACTGCATGTTAGTATCTTTCTTTACACCAGCCTCAACAAAGGCTACGAACATATTTTCCATAAACATTTTAGCAAACATCTCTGACGGTAGCTCTAGTGTTAG